CCTACCGATAATGAAAATATTATCGGCGGAATAATAAGACCCTGTTCCACCACCAACAATATCTTTAGGAAACATTCCAATTTCTTTGTAAGTGTGGTTTACAACTACCATTGGAATATCCTTCATCGTAAGGTGGGGTGTTACCATACGAAAAAGAGATTTAATTTGTTTTGCCCTACTCATATCTGCAACGGATTTTTGTTCGAGGGCATCTTCAACTTCTTTCTTTGAAGCAAGATTACCAATTGAATCGACGATAATAATCAGATGTTCACCGCGTTCTAAATTTTGAAGTTGATTCATAATATCGAATTTTAGTTGTTCAATATCTGTGATGGGAGTATGTAGAACTCTATCAGTGTTGATACCAAAAGTGTCAAAATATGATTGCGGTGTGCCGAATTCGGAATCATAAAACAGTAGAGCAGAATCTTCATATTTTTCCAAATATGATTTTGCCATCAACAAACTAAAAGCCGTCTTGAAATGTTTTGATGGACCTGCCCACATTGTTAGCCCAGGTGTTAACCCACCATCAAGACGCCCACTCAAAGCCACATTGATAATGGGAATTGAAGTGGGAATCATATCTTTCTGTGTAAAAAATTTTGATTTAGAAAGAATAGCGGATTCTTTAATGCTGGAATTTTTCTTAATTTTTTCAAGAATACTCATTTTATGCCCTCAGTCAAATAATGAAACGGTTTTGTGTGTAGACCAACCCATACATTCTAACACAACTTTAATTGGATCTAAAAATGTTTTTTCAAATTGCATATCATAATCAATGAAACTTTGAAGATCGAATTCGGGTGGTAAAATATTTGGAAAAGAGATTACAGTATCTTTAATTGGATTTGGCTGTTTTAAATATGCAAACTTTATCTTTTCACCTTCTTGAATAAAAGGATATTTTTTTGTGAGTGATTTTTCTTCGAGATACTTATTATATAGCAATGCACCTTTAACATGAATTGGTGTGCCTTTTGAATAAATTGTGGTTTTGTTATGGTACTCCTTCAAACCATTTATACCCCTGGGAAATGAAATATCTTCTGGCGGCAATGTTTTAAAATATTTCCTAAAGTTATCGATGAAAAGGTGAATATCACTTTCTTTGCCTTTCATCATTATCTGCAAAGCTTCTTTCATTTTACCACGCACAGGCGCGGGCGTGGAAGATTTAATCATTTCTAGACCCATCACTTTCATGTCAGGCTCAGAATACTGAACACCCTCATTATTGTATACATGCATAATGTAACGTTTCTTTGCCGTCCAGATACCTTTGTCAGCCAAAGCTTCACGCTTCATTTGCATTTTTTGTGCATATGCATGAACGTAATGTGCCAATTCTTCATATGATTTATCAATAAAAGGTTGAATCTTTTGTTCACATACGCGATCCATAAACTCTATGACTTTGCTTTTGGGTAATTCAATCTTGTTTTCAGCACCATAAACTTTATACACAAGTTCTGACAATCTTAGATAAATTGAATCAGTATCGGAAGCAATTATGAAATCTTTATCCGTCTTCAACAGATTGTTCATGTATTCATTCATCTTCTTTTCGATCCAACGAATACTTAATTGCCCAGCAGTTGTAACACCAAGAGCCATTCGCAAATCATAGAAACGAAAATACTGACTTCCCAAAGCACCGTAAGCGGAGTTCAGAGAAACTTTTTTTGCAAGTTGTAGATTGTTGTATCGAGCAATACGCTTTTCAATCTCATATTTTTTGCTTTCGTTTGTTTCTTTTTCTTTCTCCTGTTTGGCGGTTAACATTAACTTCTTAAATTTTTTCCTGTCTTCATACATTTCTTCCATCATTTTTGGTAGAAAGCCCTGAAAATCAGTTCTAAAAAATTGCCCATTTGGAGTCAAAGTCACATTTTCCAAACTTGATGTATCAATTTTTTTGTACAAAAGTTTATCGACAGAAACACCCTGAGATAGCACATCTCTCATTTCTTGAGTGTATTTTTCTGGTTCGATAAGAGTCTCTGGCGAAATATTATATTGCATCATGAGGTGAGGGTAGAGACTATTAAGGTCGAATGATGCAACCCATTCATGCATTCCGACTTGAGGCTCTTTTACATAAGCACCTTCAAATGCGGCATCTTTTTCTTTAATTACTCTTGGCGGAACTATAATTTTATTTTCAAGCAGATGATTATACGTCAGTGCGTCCCACATTCTTGTTTGTGCAAACACATCATCATAGTTACACTTTGTGTCATATGCAAGAGTAATACCGAGTTCAAGCAACTTCAACTTGTCATCAAGTTTCAAAATAAGTTCTACGTCTTTAATGTTATATTCAATGAACTTTTGAAAATCGAGTCTATAAAGTTGATGTAATGATTCGTATTCTGAATAATCAATCTTCTTTTCACCAATTTCTACGTTTGCAATATTATCTAGACGGTATGATTCCTGTGATTTGCCGCTGGGTGAATACCACTTGTATAGTTCAAGATAATCAAAATCACCAATTCCAACAAGTTCATACACAGTCATTTTTCTATTCATGACATATGCTTCTCGTTCAGAAATCATATTCCAAGGTGAAAGCTTTTTTGCTTCATCAGGACCTAGAATTTTCCTCATGCGATTAACAAGATATGGAATATCAAAAAACTTAGTATTCCAGCCTGTTAGAATATCTGGGCATTTTTGTTCCCACAATTTCAAAAAGAACTTTAGAAGATTATATTCATCTACACATTTAGTGTATCTTTCTTCACCCTTTACTTTATAATCGCCACAACCAAAGACGTAAATGTCTCCATTAACATACTTGACAGAAATTGCTGTAACTGGTTCATTTGCTTGATATGGATCTGGGAATCCATTCTCTGATCCGACCTCAATATCTAGAATAGCGATTGAAATTTTATCTAAATCCCATTCGATCATACCTTTATATTGGTCAGCAATGAATGCATATTCGAATCTTGAATTTCCATAGATTTTTTTGCCAGAGACACCTTCAAATTGACGAAGGTAATCTCGGGCTTCTCTCATCGAATCGAATTTTATTTCTTGAAGATATTCACCATTTAAAGTGGTATATGGTGTAACCTTTTTTGCAAGCTCGAAAAGTCTTGGTTGATAGGCGATTTTATTTTTGATTTTTTTACCGTTTACAACACCCCTGAAAAGAATGTTGCTACCAACGGCTTGCACATTTGTGTAAAAGTTTGTCATTATCCTGTAATAATCTGTTTGGTTGGAGTTACGATACCTGAAAAAGCTGCCCGATAATTATCAATTATAACATCTTCTGGTTCATAAGTATACACAATGTGTAATGGTTCAACAACGGTCGCAACATCTTTACCTTGTTTTGCCAGAGCAGGAAACGGTGCAAATCCCATCGAAGGTTCGGCTCCAGGTCTTTGCGGTGGCATAAGCCTGAGTTGAACACTGTTTGTTAATTTGAATCTACCATCTTCAGTGAAAGTTACATCTGCAACGATTTCTTCACCGGTCACAAGTTTAATTCCTAAAATATTCATTTTTTAATCCTCAGTATTGAAAAAGAAAGTTTGAAAAAGTCTACCATTATGTTGGTTTTGCCCAAATCCTGGTCTGACACTTCTGTGGTAATAATAACCTCTATACACAATTAATCTATTAAAGATATTTGCCACTTGCATGATTGGAGACCATTGAGTTAAATCTCTACCATATTCATTTAAATCAGTCGATGAATCGTTCCTATCAAGCATATAAATTTTTGTTTTATTATGCATGTAGATGGCGGTTCCAGAATCCAATGGTGCATCTGGAGTCAAATAAAGAACACCTGCCCAGTTGGTTGGATCGTAATGAATCCAAGTTTCGTCGTTTTCTGTTGTATATTGAAATGCCGTATTGTATTCTTCTGGCCACCAAACAATTTTCTTACGAACAATATTTTCCATTAAAAGTTTGGCATTTTTATTGTTTTCACCGTCAAGTGCTTTTGTTCTAAAGCCTGGAAAATTACCAGAAACGTTAAATGGCATACTTAGAGCATAATTTCTTACGTCCATTGGATTCGCATAAAAATTATCAAATACCATAATAGTCGGAGTCATATCTAACCTCTTTATTATATAGTTTTCATTATTCATAAATAAATTATATCACAAAAGAAAAAAAAGTCAATAAAAGGAAAATTATGTACAAAATGATATCCTTTATGATTCTTTTTGTAATTTCTTCATTAGCGGCCGCGCAATCTGATGTGATAGTTACTGATTCGAAAAGTACCAGCACAGTAACTACAAATTCTAATAGTGTGAATGATACCACTGTTAGGTCTCCTCCAGCTTCGGCTATCTCTCCTTCTTTTAATGTCCTCAATAATGATTTATGTACCGTAGGAGTGGGTGGTGCCGTTCAAACACAAATTTTGGGTATTTCCGGTGGAACAATGGTTCGTGATTTAAATTGTGAACGATTAAAACTTGCCAAAAACTTATATGACATGGGTATGAAGGTTGCTGCTGTAGCTACTTTATGTCAAGATGATAGAGTTTTTGATGCAATGATGAATGCAGGTACACCTTGCCCCGTTGACGGTAAAATTGGCGAGGATGCAAAGAGAGTATGGGAATCATCACCAGAACGTAAACCAAAACCTTTAAGCGAGAATTCAAATGCAAGTTTCTGGCAAAAAGTTTCTGCTGGGCTTGGCGTCTTGGCTATTCTTCTCATTCTTCTGTAACGCTCAGAATATACAGACAACACCCAATTTAATACAAAACAATTGGGTGAATACTGTTACAGGTAATTATAATCCTGGAGGAACAACAGGGGGAAATCGCGCAGCCTACAATCCTGCAACTCAAACTATTTTGTTTGGTTATACACAACAAATAGTAAGTCAAGAAATTAAGTTGAGAGATGCTTTGCAAGGCACTCATCTCAGACTTCATGGATACAATTATTCCTTTCAATACATGAATAGTGAATTCAATAGAGGCTTCGTTTCTTTCGCTGTTGATCTAAAAGATGAATTTGGATTTAGTAGACAAAAAGATAACTATTCTTTAAATCAGACTAATGGGTGGGAAACTGTAAGTGGTAAAAGAAGTTATGCTAGCCCGTTCAATCTTCAATCTGTTGATAGATTTGAGGTTAGTTTAAGCGGAAAAGATGATAGGTACTGGGCGGGTTACTATGGACCACAGGTTAGAAATGTCTCATTAAATGCAATGTATGTCGTTGATGAGTGTGCAGTAAATCCTCTTTATGCAACAACTTGCCCTAATTATCAACAAGTATTTTTTCAATCACAATGTAGTATCAATTCTTTATACAGCCCCAACTGTCAAGGATATGCCCAGGCATATAGAAATCAACAATGTTCGATGAACCCTTTGTATTCACCTGAGTGCCCTGGGTATCAGTCAGCTTATTTAAACCAACAGTGTGCGAGCAATCCCCTTTTTTCTACATCTTGCCCACTGTACCAACAGGCATACTTCAATCAACAATGCTCAATAAATCCTCTATACAATTCTGGTTGCCCAGGATATGCAGACGCTTTTAAAAAGAAACAACTAGCCGATTCTTGTTCATTAAATCCACAATCAAATCCCACTTGCACTGGGTATTCTTCACAACAGACAGCACCTATTCAACTAACACAACCTTTAAGTGTGCCTTCGGTTGGTAATGAAGATGTTGCAAAATTATTAACTACGCCACAAGTAACAAGTGATCCGATTGTTAATCAATCCCTTAGTTCCAACCAACAATCGCACCAAACCAATCAACAAACAAATCGGAATGTTTCCCCACAACCCCAAGCATCACAAAGATCACAAATAAGAGAACAACAACGACGCGCGGGTGATCAACAAAGAAGTCAGCAATCTTCCCAAAGAAACGCTCAAAAGGACCCGCAAGATGATGTGATGGCTTCATTATCGACTGTTCCTGGGTTTAGTGCTTATGAACAGGCGAAATTGCCTGACATGCCTTTTTACAAAGCAGAAGATATTTATAAGAGGGTAACTATTGTAGATAATGCAAGAGCATTGAGACAATTAAATCAAAGATCAGATAGAATCCATAAGGAGATGGTAGATGAGCAGTACAGAAGATAAAAACGTCGATAAGAAAGTCGATGAACTACAAGATGCGATGAAGAAGTATGCGAGTAAAGATACTGTTATCAGTATTGGTGGTTATAGTTTCACACCAGCAAAATTGATGATTGCTTTTGGTATTGTTTCTTCTGTGATAGGTGGCATGTATGGAGTATTCGAGGCGTATAAAGATTACGAAAGTATGAAAAAGAAAATTGCCAATTATGTCGCTCCCGATTTCAGTGAGTATGAAGCACGTATTATTAAATTAGAAGAGAACAGCGAAAAAGTTGTCGGGTATACCCGTGATATTAATCAAAATTTAAAAGGTGATATTCGTAGAACTGAGACTGTACTGGAAGGTGTTGAACGCGGATCGAAAGTTGCTCAACGTGAAGTTGAAAAAGATATAAACCAAATTAGAAGACAGATTGACAGTGAAATAAAAGAAATTAGACTTGGTACTGAAGCAGAAATAAAAGAGATTCGCCGCAGTGCTGATTCACAAGTAAGAGAGATGCAAAAGCAAGTTGACTCTACAGTGCAGAA